TAAAATACTCGTCCGCCTGCATATTCAATAGTTTCGTTTGGTTGTTCTGGAGGATAAACTGATGAATATCCTTCAGTATATAATTTTGGATAATCAGTAGTTGTTGTAGTACCAGTACCAACATCTAAGAAATCGTGTCCTGTTAATCTAACTTGACTATAATATTGTCTAATAACTATATCTTCTTCATGTACTGGAGATTCAGCATTACCCATAGTTGGTGCAAGTGAAATCTTTGCAGTAATATTAGGTGCTACTCCACTTAATGTTTCAACAGATCCAACTTTGTAAATTAAATCATTAATACTTGTAAACGTTAAGTTATCACCAGGTCCTGGTAATAGTGATAAGTCTTTAACAATAAAATGTAGACCTGTTTGGAATTGATCTGCAAATCCGTCGCCAGCAATTTCAACCTGGTTAAATTTTGTATAACCACCTCCTCTATTTTTAAAGATAGGTTGTCCTAGCACACCGTTATTAACTCTTACACTAATAGTTGGTTCTAATGTTTTTTGTGTATCATGAAAATAAACAATTGGCGGTGTAGCAGAGTCGTATCCACTTCCGGGTTCAGTTGTTAACACTTGTGAAATTCTACCAGTATCGGTAGTTACTCGCATTTTTGCAGTAGCACCATATCGTAGTAGTGTTATAGTAGGTTGTGAATTAGTATCTAGTATCCACCATTTTGGACCAACGTCTGTTCTAAATGTTATTATTGGTTTTAATGCCGTTCCTGGAGTAATATTAGCTTGTGACATCCATACATGCCCACCATCACTTGTTCTAATTTTACCAGTATTACTATTAGCTACAAACACTCCATCATTATAAGCAACAGACCAATCGTCTGTATCAAGAATATTACTGTTATCTGATTCATACCATACTGAGCTAGTTGCACCAGTTGAAAAGTCTGTGAAGCTAAAGAAGAACGTTGATGATAATCCAAACGTTGCACTTGTAGTCGATGTTGCATCACTAATCATTGTAGTTGAAGGATCTACGTTTGCACCTATTGAGAATGTTCCGTTTGGTTTACATGTTGCTACAAATCTATTGTTACCCCAAGTAAATCCTGTTACATCATAAGTTGATGGACAAACATTATTTCCTGCAACCCAAGTAGTACCGTCATCAATACTTTGCATACAAGACCCATCGGCTCTAACTATCATCCATTTACCATTACCATAAGCAATCCATTTCAAGCCTACAGCACCACCAGTAGCTATACCGGTCCATGTTGTTCCGTCTGCTGTAGTTCTTTGAACTGTTGCAGAATCATCTGCAATCGCAATTACTGTATGACTTGTAGTAGTGTGTGGTCCTTCACAAATACCAACATAGTTTGCTGATGTTATAGTATATGGTGTAGATCCCCATGCTGTTCCTGTTGTAGATAAGTTAACATATCCACCACTACCTACAGCAATATAGTATTTTAATTTACCTTTACATTTTATTGCACAATTTGGATCAACCCAATTAGCATCTTTTGACCCTGCTGTCCATACTGCTCCGGTTAAGTTAGAATGTAGTATTTTTTCACTAGAGTCAGTAAATGCAATTAATGTTTCTCCGTGGCCTGTAGCTGTACGCCAAGTACTTGTAACACCAGTATTCATACTTGATGTAGTATATGTTGGGTAATCGACTGTAACTCTAGGTTCAATTCTATAAGTTGTAGTACCATCAAGTACAGTAGCAATTGTCCATCCTGGAACTATATGATCCCAGCCACGTTTTCCATCACTTTCTCTTAATACGTTAATAAGTTTTGTTGCTGGAAAATATTCATCAACAATACCATACTGACCTCTACCTTTACCTTGTTCTATATAAATTCTTTGCCCTTCACTAACACTAGCAACTTTAAATGTTAATACTGGTCCACCTTGATTACCTAAGTTAACATCTGAAACTGTAATAGTATCACCAACTCTATGACTATGACTTCCTGCTAACGGTATAATTGATGTTGCCGCACCTGTTCCGTCGATAGTAATTGAAAATGCCTGTTGCGGAACATGTCCTCTACCATTTGTAGTTGCTGGAACAATAGGATACGTTCCAGCGGGCCTTTGTGCCGCGGCAACACTAATATTATCAAATGTTAAGTATGCTCTGCCGGCATAATAACTTGCATCATTAATATCAGATTGTGCAATAGTAATGTTAGTAGTTGTTCCTGATTGTGCAGAGTTTCTTATACCAGTAAGGAATCCTCTACCGCCAGGTAGTGTTGAGTCACCTGAATCTTTTAATCTAATTTCACTAATTCCGCCGTTTCTTGTTTCTGTAAATGTATTATCAGTAGATACGTTAGTACCTGATCCGCTTACAGTAAATTGTGCATTAACATAGTCTTGCCCTGAATGTGTATAAGCTATAGCAAAAATATTATCAGCATTATTATAAACCTCTGGAGCACTTGCACCATAATATTGATTATGTACTTTTGCAGTTATAGGAGTTTCAGTTGACAAAGTACCAATTGCCGCTGATCCAAATGTACCATAAGAGTTATTTCCGTTAGTTCCTCTTATTTTTCCACCGTCTGTACATAAGTATCCTATGTGACAAAAATATGTAAACACTGAAACAAGTTCAGCTCTTGCATCGCCACTTAACCATACACTAATTCCGTCATCTAAAAAGTTAGTAACATCATTAGCAACCATTGATTTAAGTCCGCCATTATGTAAGCTACCATCAAGTCTTAATCCTGTAACGCCTTGACCAAACGAACTAATATTTTGACAATATGGAGATTTTGTTGTAATCCATACGCTTTGATCATCTGGGCCTGATCCTGGATCAAAAGATGCATAAGCACCACCTTGTGGACGTTTAGTTCCATAAACATCAGCTGGACTTAAATTTCCAGTTAATCCCATAAACGTCATGTTTTTAATACCAGTACCGTTTCTTAAAAGCCACATATTTAAACCTTCCGATCCTACTGCAGGTTTAATTGTTACTGAGCGTCTTTCGTCGCCCCAAATAGTAACACCAGCTGGTACTGTGACAGGAAGAATTTCTTCGTAAACTCCTGTTGAAACAAAAATTGTTCCTGGGGCTCTATTTGCCTCGTCTGCTAAAATATATTGACAAGCATATTTCATTGATTTAAATGGAGCACTAATGCTTAATCCGTTACCTGGTGCATCTTTTCCTGATGTAGATACAAAGTAAACTTTAGCAACTTCGCCTAAGCCTTCCCAGGATGGGTTAACACTAGCATCAACTTTGAATGCACCACCTGGAGAACCAATAGCAAGTCTAGTATGATTACTACCATCATGAGTTCTTAAGTCACCTTTATATTGTAATACGTTTCCTGGAGAACCTTGAATATGTTTTTCCCAATAACTATTAGTGCTATCTAAATCTGGTTCAACTAATGTTGAATCATCTGCTTCGTGTCGTTGTTTACAAACCCAAGCAGTACTTTTATGTACAACAATATCACCTAAAGAATAAATTGTTCCTACGGAATCAACCCACTCGCCTGTATAATAATCACCTGTAGTAACTACTTGCCAATATGTTGGCGTACTATCTGGTGAAGTAGTAGATCCTGGATCATAATAAGAACGAAGTTCTGGATCTAGTGCATCTGGTTCTTCACTTGTTGAATCTTTAACAGCAATATACACCCATCCTCTTCGTCTAACAACGTCACCAGTTTTATATGAAATAGCCTGATCCCATTCTGATTTTACATTATACCCAGTAGTTAATAGTTCCCAATCATATGTTCCTTGTAAACTTTCTCCATCATAGAATACACCAGTTACGCTTGGTGCTGATGCTGTATTATTAGTCATTGATGTATATGTGTAACCACCATACTGTACAATGTCTCCTGGTTGATATGCAACAGATTGGTCCCATAATCCTTCAAATCCTAATCCAGGCATCCATATATCAAAATTAGCTTCAATAAACGTTGATCCAGTAGTATGTGCAGTTTTACAACGCCATAATGTTGGTCCGTATGTTATAATATCGCCAACTTTATATCTAGTACCACTTGAATCATCAGCTCCTTGCCATGTACCTTTGTATACAATACCACTAATTACAATTTCCCACTTAGCTTGATCGTTTTCTAATCCTAATACCGTTGTTCCGGCAGATGAGTGTCCAGTTATACAACGGTAAACAATTCCACCATAGCGTACAATATCATCTTTAAAATATCTTGTATTAACTGTCCAATCTTTGTTCCAAGAGTCGCCACGCCATTTAATTTCCCATTTAGCTTGGTCAACTTCTAAACCACCTAGTGTTGTTGAAGATGTGTGCTCAGTTATACATTTATAAACATAACCACTATAACGAATAACGTCATCAATTGTATATGTTGTTAAAGGTAACCATTCATTACGCCAATTTGGGGTTTTGTAATATACAATAAGTTTTGATTCATCACCAGCAATACTACTATTACCTGAAGTATGTTCAGTTAGTACTCTATAAATTACAGATCCGTATTTTATTAAATCATTTTTGTTATATATTGTACCAGGTACCCATTCGTTACGCCATGTATAACCTTCAGTATGTAATAACCATCTAGCTTTTGGACTATAATTTAAATCAGTTGGAAAATCAGTTGAGTCTGAAGTGTGGCCGATCATACAAATATAAGTATTACCACCTACGCGAACTACATCATCTTTAGTGTAAACTGTAGCACCAGTCCAGTAATTCTTCCATGTATATCGTATTCTTGCAATATTAAATTCAGCCATCTTAGTATCCTGTTATAAAATCCTTATCTGTAAATTCTGATGAAGTTCCACTAGCATAAGTGTATGGTGTATTAATTCTTAAAACAAATTCACCTTCAGCATTTACAAAATAGTAAATATTTTTATCATCCCAACGCATTTGTTCAAAGTTTAAGTTGTCATAAACTAAATTATGATTAGGATTTCTTCCTTCAAAAAAGTCTGCTCCGTCTTGAAAATCTGGATAGTTATCGCTAGTTCCGCCTGGCTTGTTAATCTGTATATTGTCTGTTGGTGAAGCTACATCAACTTTAGCTATAAATATTTGCCCGTCATCATCTCTACGTAACGCATAAAAATAACGTTCGCCAGTTTGTCTTGCTAAAGGTGAATCACCTACATAATTAAAACTCATTATACAATCTCCACAAAACTAAAGATAACATCAACTGCATCATCTTGATCTGCCTGTACAGCTAAAACATTCTGTGTGGGCATTATTAACTTTTCACCACCATTAATTGCTCGCAAACTTGCATTCGGGGCAATCATAACATCTTTAACGTAATATCCTGTAATACTAGTATCGTCTTTAATTGTAATACTAACTCTTGTGTTTCCGTCTAATAAGTTAGCAATACTTAAACCAATGCCAGTAGCTTTTGCGCCTGCTGGTGTTTCGTAAATATCTACAGGTACTGTTCCTACGTTTTTTACTATTTTATTTTTAAAAAAAGTTGCCATCTATTTTATCCTAAACTCAATACAATTTCTAATGCTATATTTTCAGCGTCTGTTGTTGATACTGATCCAGATGTTCCTGCAACTGAATCCCAACTTGTTCCATCATGTATCTCTAACCTACCATCTGTAGTGTTCCATCTAGTCATTCCTAATGGAGGACTTGGATGTCTTTCAGCGGAAGTTCCTGAAGGAAGTACTATTCCGTCAGATCCTACAATTTCTACATAACCAGTGCCTGTATTAGTGAATCTAGTTGCCGCACCGCTTACTGTGTTATTTATTTCACTTCCGCTTATCTTAATATTGTCAATATTAACACCACCTGTACCATTAGGTATTAGGTTTAAATCAGTATTTAAAGTAGTTGTACTAATAGTATTACCATCAATTTGAATATCATCTACGTTAAGTTTTGATACATTAAATTCTGTTTGTGTAATACTTGCAATTTCAGAGCCTGCTGAATAAAATCTAATAATATTATCGTTTGCACCCGGTGTTAATTCTGCTGTAATATACGTATCAGCATCTAAATCATAAACTCCTGTTAAAACAATCCAGTTGCCATCATACCCTTCAAATTTACTTGTAGTTGTATTATAACGTATCATTCCTACTGCTGGTACACTTGGACGTTGTGCAGTTGTTCCTGAAGGAATTCTAACACTTCCTGTACTATTAATATCAACAACACCGCTTCCGGGTGTTAATGTAATATTACTAGTTGCTGTTTGTAGAACGTTACTTTTTATAATAAAATCGTCAATAAGGATAGAACCTGAACCGTTAGTGCGTAATTCTAAATTTGCGTTTGAAACTGTATTTTCAATTACTCCAGCATCAATATGAATATCATCAATATATGCACTTGTAGTATGTAAGTTATTCCAACGCTTTCCAGCAGTTCCTAAATTATAAGTTGCGGTTGTTGCCGGCTTAATATCACTAGTAATTCCAGCTACAATGTTGATCGTATCAGTAGCTTCATCACCTAGTTGTACATTTCCGCCTACAGTAATATCGCCATCTGCTGTAACATTACCTGTAACGTCTAAATTACCAGTAATATTAGTATTTGCTTGGATATCAACTATACCTGTACCATTTGGTATAAAGTCAAGGTTGGAATTTGATACTGTAGTTGAAATTACATTAGTATCGAATCTTAAATCGTCTAGTTCAAATGTTTTTAATGAAACAACTTTGTCTGTGCCGACAGTTGTAAGGTTTAATACAGTAGAAACTGTATCAATAGTGTTACCAGAAATTCTAACATCACCAATAAATGCTGTTCCTGTTGTAACTAAATCAGTTGATCTTGTAGTTCCGTTGATGTCTAATTCGTATTGAGGAGATGCAGTTTTTATACCGACTCTGCTGTTATTAACATCCAAATAAAGTAAATCCGTCTCAAAGGCTAAATCCACACCATTCCTGATGAGATTACTCTTTAAAAGCGGACCCGAAATACGACCTACAGCCACTTTGCTCTCCTAATACGGGGATCCTGTCCCTCTAGCCAAATTTTCATCTTTATAAGATCTTTGCCGGCTAACCACAGTATGTCCCATAGTACATAAAAGGTATCTCTCCTTTTATTGGTCTTGTACTATGACAATTGTATTTATCGTTTTTGGAAATTATGCGAGTGCAATGGTGTAGATATTAACTAGTTCGTCCATGTAGTCAAGGGTAATTCCTCCGCCGGCGCCAGCAACATTAGTCCAATTAGCTCCGTCCCATGTTTCTAAGTATGCTAACTGCGTATTAAATCTTGTTTGTCCTATAATACCTGCTGGACGTTGGGCTGTTGAACCTGCGGGTATAACTGTACCAAGGGTAGTATCAAAGTGAATATATCCTTGAGCACCTGTTTTACTAATTTTAAATGCTTGAGCAATTGTATTATGTATTGTACTTCCTTCAAGTTTAAAATTAGCTATATTAACAACTCCTGTTCCGTTAGCTGTTAATTGTATGTCAGCGTTTGTTGATGCTGAAGAAATAGTATTACCATCTAATGATACATTGTCTTGTGATACTAGCTTAATAGCTGATAGTTCAGTACTATTAAGTGTAGCAGTTGTACTACCGTTAGTAACAAAGCTAAAATCATTCCCAGCATTTGCTAATACATAAGTTTGTCTGTCTTCACTCCATATACCTCTTAAAGGTGTATATGCAGTTGAAAACAATTCAAAGAAATTAGTATCTGTATTGTATCTAACATCACGGTTTAAACTGGGCCTTTGTGCTTCTGTACCATCTGGAACTCTTAAGGCTTGTACAGAACTTATTGTTAGATTTTCACTACCTGGTGTAATTTGTAAATCAGCTGGTGTTACAAGGGTATTTCCGTTAAATGCTAAATCTTCAAGAACTATGCTTCCTGAACCACTAGTTCTAAGGAACATATTATTATTAAATGTTGAAGTTGATATATAATCGTTATCAATCTCAATATCACCTATAATTGCTTTAGCTGTGTTTACATTGTTCCAAATTTGTGTTGCACTTCCTAAATTATGTAATCCTTGTGTAGTGTTTGGCACTAAATCTTGTGTAAAATCTAAAAAGTCAAAGTCAATAGTATCAGTAGCTTGATCACCTAAATTAATTGTTCCACCAACACTTATGTTTCCTGGGATAGTTATATTTCCTGTAGCATTAACATTACCTTGTACTTGTGTATTTGTTTTAAATTCAACAGTTCCTGCACCATTAGGACTTAGTACAATGTTAGAATTACTTAAACTACTAATATTATTATCGTTAAATTCTAAATTTTCAGTACGTAATTTATCTGTTTTAATTATACCTTGAGAATTTAAAATAATATTACCAACTACACTTGAAGCTCCGGTAGTATCGATTTTAATATTGCCACCGGTAAGTCGATCAGCATAATAATGAGTAGCTCTATGTTGTCCTGAAATATTTAATTCTGTACTTGGAGTGGAAGTTCGAACACCTATCTTACCTGTTAAATGACCTACATATAATAAGTCATTATCAAAGGCTAGATTAGCTTGTGTTCTTTTTAGATTTGCCGCTAATAGCGGACCTGAGATTCTTGCAACTTGTGCCATAATATAACTTCCCTCTATGTTATATTTATCGTAAGTTACTTATCGTAGTTATGAAGGACTGTTACGGGTTTACCTGTTGGAACTGCTGTTCCGAATACTACATACCATCCAGCGGCATAACCACCTGGATTTTGTTCTAATACATAGTTTGTAGTTGCTAGTTGAAATACGTTTTCAATAAGAACTATAATATTCTGTGCCGCCAATGGTGCTGGATTATATGTGTCACCATTAACTAATGGTCCAAACTTTGTTTCAACGTCGTCACCATTACCTAATGCTTGTTGAACAATACTTGCTGGTTCAAATCTTCTTAGGGGTGCCCAAGATCCATTTTGGTAAACTTCAAATACATTACTATCAGTATTATAACGAAGATGACCATTTGATGCTGTAGTTGTTCTTTGTGCCAAAGTTCCTTTTGGAACCATCATCATATCTGTACTATCAAGGACAATCTGACCATTAACATCTCTACGGATATCGTCTTTGCCATAAATGCCACGGGCATTAGTTGATTGTGCTTTTATATATCGCATTATACTTCCAAGTAACTAACAGTAACAGATAAATTAAAAGGTGCTTGTGCTTGTAGCTGAACAGTATCACCTGCATCTAAAATAATTTTTTCAGAGTCAAAAGTAAATGTTTCGCCACCTGGTACTGGTAGGTCTTTTACAATTTGATTTAGTGTGGATAAAGCCGCACCGTTTTGTACAAAGTGTAAATCAAATTGTGAGTTGTTTGCAGGGACACCAGCCGCCGCAAAATTACACACCATAAGAGTTGTAATAGCGTATTGTTTTCCTGCTGGTACTGTTAAAAGTACTGTTGGTGTTCCTGATAAAGTTGCTTGTGCTATTGCCATTGTTTTCTATCCTTAAAAGATCATACTCAAAAGTAATGACCTATTTTTACTTATAATTTCATCTCGAACGCTACTACTATTTACATAAAATAAGCCAGTTTTGCCTATTCCTGGCGTTTTAACGTATAATACAAGTCCATCAGTTGGTGCGGCTGGATCTATTGTAGCATCGTCTGATCCTGGTGTTGCTTTAATTTGTAATTGGTCGTCAATTACAACTGAACCAGTTCCTGGTGCTGAAAGAACTAAATCGCTTGAACTAACTGTTGTTTCTATTGTAGTTCCTGTTATTCTTATATCTTTTATCTCTGCTCTATCTTCGTAGAATATAGCACCTGTAGTCCCGTCAACCCTTACTGTTACAGTACTTGTACTTACTCCATCGTCATCAAATGTAACAACATCAGTAAAAGAAGAAGGTATATTTGGATCGCCTGATCTAATTCTATTAATATTGTAAGTAGCAAGTGCCGTTGCAATATCATCTGTAACTTTTTTCAAGTTAGGTATATGATCATCATCTGTAACTTGATTTTCGTAATTGTTAGTACCACTAACACTAATTACACCTGCGCCACTATTAATTAAAAATAAATCTCCGCCACCTGTACTAATACTTCTACATTCTAATCCTATGTTACCACCGGATTCATCTTTAAGAACAAAAGCACCTGTCTTAGTTGTATTACTTACTGGATCATTCCAAACAATAGATTCATTAAATAAAAATTGTACGTCGGCTAAACTACCACGTTCAATTCTAATTCCTGCTTCACCTAACGTAATACCTGTTCCTGATTCGTTTGAATTAATAACAATAATATTGTCATTAATAGTCATCTCAGTTGTGTTTACTGTAGTTTGTTGTCCAGATACAACAAGGTCGCCAGTAATTCTAACTTGTCCTATTTTTAATCCTGTATCAAGAGTTATAACTCCGTCATCGGCTGTTCTAATAGTATAATTATCAGATGTTTGTATTGTTTTTGCCATTTATCTATTGCCCATCAACTGTTACTGTATTTGTTACAGCATCATCTTCACCGCCAGCATCACTGCCACCGATAACCATTTTTCCTCTTGTAGTACCTTCGTACTGACAATTGTTATTCCAAATTTTTGTAATTTGTACAACGGTAGAGTCATCTAATACGCCGTCAATTACCATATCGCCTGCTACTAATGTACCAGAGGCCTTATTAACTAAAGTTAATATTTCAGTAGTTGTACCATCTGATACTTTAAATTTGTTTGTAGATCGTTGTGACACAATCCATGCTTTAGTATTTGATTCAGATGCACCAGTAAAGAAATATCGGGTAACTTGGATTTTTCCATTACCTTCCCCGAAATATTTTTTATTTACTGGTCTACCCATAATCTTTGCTCCGCTTTCAAGTATTTATCATCAAAATAAGAAGCCCGAAATTACCCGGGCTTCTTATAATTTTGATTATGCGTCTTCGTCGTAATTGTCGTCGTCAGTACCGACTAATGTGTTATCATCGCCAGCTTCTTCCATTCTAACAATACCAGATGCCGCTGAACCTGTAAGTTTGTAAGCAACTGCTTCGCCGTCTAATGCATTTGATCCTGTTGCACTCGGTTGTGCAAGTGTTACCTTTTTACCGGCAATCTTTGCTACGCCATAAGTTTCTGAATCAGCACCTAAGACTGTAATTGACATTTCAGTTGCTGATAAAGCCGCAGGTAAAATACCTGTTTTTAATGTACAGTCAAAAGTTCCTGACGTGCCAATTTCTTCAACACGAAACTTTTTACTGCCAAGTTGTTTTACGATATAGCCTTCTTTAACAGCCGTGCCGTTATGAAAGTTTACTTTGATTTCTGTTCCTGAAGCAGTTGGGCCTACGCCTGCTACTCCAAAATGACGTTTATTAAGTGGTCTTCCCATTTTTTTCTCCTTTGTCAACGTTCTAAGTCTACGAGGTTGTGTCCCCATAAAACGCAAAATTGCGTCCTTATACTGTTATATTTATCAATATGAGCGTATAGTCAAAAAGAAAGGGCGACATAAAGCCGCCCTTTCAAAATGTAATAATCTCTTAAGACTTAAGAGAATGTTACGTTCGCGATAGATACTCTACCTAAGTAGTCAGCCGCATTACCAAGAGATGATGCTGTGTTGTTTAACTCAACATATCCATATCTTGACATGAAACTTACAACTGGCTCAAAGCTAGATGGATCCAACACAACACCGCTTGACATTAAAGGAATGTATGGGCAGTAGAACGCTGGAGCGTCTGCTTCTGAAGTACCTTTGTAACCAACAAGTACGTCCGTACTATCAGCCGCATATGAATCAACATATACTTTCATTGCACCGTTTAGTGTTCCTACAAATTTAGTATTTGTTGGAGCTTCAAATGTGCCTTCAGTTGTTCTTGCGAACGCTGAAGTTGTAGCTGATTGTAGTACAGTAAGAGCGTGTGGTGAAACCACAGCCCAGTTACCAGCACCACGACGTGTACGCTGAGCAATAGTATTTGCAACGCGGTTAACCATTACAGCCAAAGCCGCATGTTCGTCACCGACGAAAGTTGCAGTACCACTTACAGCATTTTGATCGTATGCTTGTTGTGCCGTACCTGCCAAAGCACGTAATGATGCAAGAACTTCTTGATCAATTTCAGCAGTAATTTCTTGGGCTAATGCCGCCATAATTTCTGCTTCAATATCAATACCTTGCTGTGCTTGAGCATCTTGAGCCGCTTCAAAAGTCCAGCGAGCTGATAGCTTTCTGGTTTTTGCTTCGACTGTTTGCTTTAAGATTTGGATGCTTAACTTCTTGCCCGCAGTTCCTTCAAGTGCCGCTGTTGCGCCACCTTTTGGAGTTGCGTCTGTGGCATTACCGGAATAAGCCGCCGCAATCTTAAATGGTGAAAGTGCTTCTTCACCTACTTCGTTACCGTCACTCGCGTCACTGTAACGTACTCTTAGTGTGTGGATTTGACCCACTGGACCTGTCATCGGCTGTACACCAACTAATTCGTTGGCAATAACAGTCGGCATAACACGTCGTATTACTGGTAGGATAACTCTATTTAGAGTTGCAACATTACCGGCTGACGTAGCGCCAGCTCCTGCAGTCTCATTCAACCACTTGCGTGTGTTTTCAAGAGTACTTGCCATTACTGCTTTCTTATTGCCCTGAAGGCCTTCTAAAAGAGCGGTTTTGGTATCCTGCCAGCGATTTTCTAGTAGTTCTGACATTGTTTTCTCCTTAATTCAATCCTGCAAGTCTTCGAATATCAACAATATTTTTGTTGGCTTCCGAGCTTACACTACTAACGTTAGATTCTTCTTTATTGCCTGTGATTGATTTTGCCTCTGCTTCGGTTAATGTCGCCTTTTTCTTCTCTGGAGTCTTCCCGTCAATAACTGCCGGCATGTACTTGTCAAATTGTTTTACTAATCTGTCAGTTTGTACACTTTCCAGTAAGTCTTTCATAATTTCACGTTGATCTTTGCTCAAAGGAGCAGTTAGTTCATCCATGATATCTTTTCTTTTAGCCGCATCAGAAATTTTATTAATTTCTGCGTCTTTACTTTCAACAATTTTCTTGCTTTCTTCAGCTTCTGCTTTAACTTCTTCAATTTGCTTATCTTTAAGATCAACAACTTTCAATAGTTTAGCAGTTTCTGATTTTTCATTCAAGTAGCTGTTAGCATACTCGTTTGAAAAAGTTTCGAAAATCTTACGACCAAAGTCATTCTTACGAGCTGAATCAATATCTTCTTTAAGTTGACTAATTTCTTTTGTAAGTCCTTTGCCAACAACGTCTGATACTAATTTAGCACTTTTTTCAACAAAAGTTGATTTAACTTTATTGAGATGTTTCTTAGCTTCACGTACTAATCGTACTTTCGTTTCAGCTAAGTCTTTCTTATCTTCTTGGAACTCTGCAATTTCTTTAGACAAAGCTTCTACAACAAATTCCTCAAGGTTGCCAAACTTATCTGACATTACCTTTTGGTCATCATGTAATTCAGTGACTTCCTTTTTCAAAGACTGCATAACAAACTCTTTTAGCAAGTTTGCGTTTTCACGCATAGCAATGGCATATTTTGCTCTTGCTTCTGCTAACTGTTTGCGATCGTCAGTGAACTCGGAAATTTCTTCTGCTAATTTATCGCTCACCATAGAATCGATAGCTTCAACCATTTGTGCTTTATCGTGTTCATACTTAGATGCGAACTCTTCGCGAAGTTCAGCTGTTACAGAAAGGCGCTCTTCAGCAATCTTTTTGTCCCATGCTTCTTGAATTTCAACTCTGATCTCTTCGGAAATTACATTGTTTTCAAAGAGTGATTTCAGTGCGTCCAACATTATATTCTCCTTATTACTGGAGCCCTTTGATGATATTCATCAAAGAATTCTTTAAGTAGTCTTGTGCCTTTTTATCGCCTTGTACTTCGCGAGCCAAGTTCATAGCCTTATACCCCCCACGAGTATTCAGTAAATGCTCGTATATTGGGGTTGGGTATGCCCCTGGAGCACTGGGTTGAGCTACTACGTCTACTGTGATTATTTCGTAGTCGCTTACTTGTCCGGATCCGTCTTCTGTAACATTTCCGCTACCACGTGATGAGACGCCTAGTTTAACACCGCTTTCCAGCATTGTTGAAACTAATTGCCCCATCGGCGTTGGTAATACTTTAAGTTTTCCGTAACCGTTTGGGCCATCCATCCACATCTCTGTGATCATATGGCTTACGCGGTCTAAGTTAATGTTAAGGCCTTCTGGATGATCAACTTCGCCAAGAACTGAATATCCACCTGTAATTTGATCATTGAGAGTGTTGACAGCTCTACCTATCTCGGTAACAGGGTAAACACGTTGGTTAGCGTTTTTAACCCCGCCTTGGATGCAAATACCTTTTAAAAAAAGATCTTTACCACCCTTAGCGTTCTCGGTAGTCTCAATAACCATTTTAGCTTGGTCGAATGTTAAGTTCTCACGTAAATTGTGCAACACATTGTTCCTTATCATTATTACGAACCTAGTACTGAATCAGTATTAGTTCCGCCTTCTTCGCCTTTTCCCTTTTTCTCGGTACCGTGGCCTTTTGAGTTAGATTTTAATGACTTGCTTGCCTTTCCACCTGGAACATTTACGTTACCAGCTGAATCTTCTTTAGCATCGTTGCCAGTTAGTCCAGAATTTGAACCACCACCTTCTCCGCCTTTGGCAATGTTAGCGGCTGTGCCGCCCATGTCATTTTTATTTGCTACTGGTGATTTTGTGTTAGCGCCGTTGTCACCTTTTTTAGGTTCATCAGCTATTTTATTCACATACTCACGCATTAGCTCGGTCTGATCTTTAGGAGCATTAGCTTTCGCTTCTTTTCCTTCAAATGCAGGTCTTTCTGACTCAAGATCGGATTCTGCATCTGCATCATCCTCGCCATCTTCATCACCTTCTTCGTCGTCTCCAGCGTCCATATCCATTTCTGGACCTTCTTCGCCGTCATCGTCGTCACCGTCTTTATCATCCATCATAGAATCAAATTCAGATTTAAGGTCATCAAGTGCATCTTCTAAATCAACAACACGGTCTTCTAAATCTTCATCGTCGCCCGCATCGCCTTCATCATCACCTTCTTCGTCGCCTGCGTCTTCAATGTCGCCGATCATAGCATCTGTTGGATCGCCGCCCATTTCGTCGCCTGCTTCAGTAGGAACGTCTTCTACTGGTGTAATGTCAACAAGTTCTTCTTTAACTTCTTGTTCGTCATTTTCATCAGTTTTTTCGTCTTCGTCAGCTTTTTCGTCGACTTTATCGTCTTCTTTAGCTTCCGTATCTTCTTTTTCATCAACTTCAGCATCTTTTTTGTCTGCTTCGTCGACTTCAACTTCTGGCATATCTTCGTCCAAAAGTTTTTCGTAAATTGTTCTAGATTTTTCAACAACTATTTCATGAAATAGTTCTTCCGCTCCAGTGCGGTCTTCCGCGATTAACTTTTCAAGCATCGCTTCAAATTTATTTTTCTCAGCCATTTTTTCTCTCCTCCTGTTGTTTTAGATGTGGTATTGCTGTCTAATGTATTTACACTATATGGGAAAAAGTACGTGGTTATCGGCCTAAAACGGGCCGTTTTACATTAAGATTATAGGATCTTGAAAAAATCCTGGAATTCTTCAATTGACATGTGATGCAGGTTCCCCCACACTTTTAAGTTGTCTGGCAAGTAAGAATCTTCTTTACTTGCTACACGTATATATCTCTTATTTGGATTTTTTTGAATTACAATACCTGTTTGTCTAGCCCAATTACCATGATATGTTGCTGTATCTTCAGATGTTTTATAATTTTTTGTGTTTGCATATATGTTATTAATCTTATTATTAACCTTAGTACCTTTATAATCAAAGCCTAAAATATAGATTTCATTATGATTACGCTCTTCTTCACTAGCTAAATGTAGTGCCGTAGGTCCACTACTCCAACCTAAACTTGGGTCAAAGTAGTTAAATTTATTAAAATCTTTATAAACTCTATTAGGATTTGTCCATACCTCGTGTGTAAGTTGCCACCCTACAGCATTAATTTCGTTAACCATCTTAGTATCAACAGCTACTAGATAATCAGGATCAAACTCTCTATATAAAGCATTACAGCCGTATATTTGACCAAATGGTTTTAATTTATGTAAGTTGATGGGTTTGCGACTGGTGCCATTTCCAATAACAAATGCCACAGTAGATCTGGGCATAGTATTAGACTGCCTGTTCGGCGTTCGCGGCTATTCCGTACATTTGGCGTACGAAGTCAAGTTCTTTTATTTGTTCTTCAGAATGTAACTCTGCCGCTTTGCGGGTTTTATTAATTTGACGCAAGGTTAGTCTTGTTTTGCGAGTATCGTCACGTTGAACAATAGACTCGTCGTCAATAGGATCATATTGTTTATTATCCACTGGCTCGAGTGTTTCTTTATCGAAGTAAAATATTTCTCGCAACATTGTCATACTACTATTTATGCGGGAGGTGGTGTAGCACCGCCATCGTCCGCTCCTCCGGTTGCTGTTTCTGGTGCAGGAGCTGTTCCACCATCTTCAGGTGGTACTTCAGCTTCAGGATCAATGTCTTCCATTCCGCCCATATCAGCACCTATACCTGCTCCACTAATTCCAGCAGTTCTCATTTCTCCTGCCGCGTCAGTTGGTAATGGTGTTAAGTTCTCGTCGTTTTCTTCTTTCCATAAACGTTCATTTTCAGCAAGTTCTTCTTCTGTCATTCCTAAGAAACGTTTTAATGCAAATCTATTTGAAATATAAGGTATAGCACTCATTTGTGTATACGTTGGTACACGAGCATTGTCAAGTTCACTTTGTCTATAACTTGCAAAGTTTTGTGGTGGTTGCATTTTAAGGTCAAACATAGCTGTATCAATGTTAACACCTTTTTCTAAAAGATAACGTTTGAATTCTTGATTAAAATTTTCTGTAATTAAATTTTGTAAACGTTCACAATAATTATTAAAACGTAACTCTTGAATATATGCTGTACCAACTCTACCGTCTTGGTAGTTGCTTTGTCCATCGTCTGGACCTGTTGGTAAGTAAGAACTTGGAATACGTAAACCACGTACAAGTTTATTAGTGAAATATTTTAAGTCATCTATCTCACCTAAGTTAGTGCCACCCGGTAGTGTCTCAACTTTAGACCCTCTACCTTCTGCAGTCTGTGGAAAGAAATAATCTTCATTAATTGATAATGGATTGTAAGC